GTACCACTGTTGCACAATGCTGTGAGCTAGAGACAAACTAGGACGGCCTGTAGGAACTCGGTTGGCTTTCGCCTTCTTCATTCCGTCAGAGTCCAATTCTGTCAATAGTTTCACCGCTTGGAGCATTGTCGGTAAACCTCTAGGTTCGGACGTATCACCGGGAGTAATCTTATCCCGAGACTCGTCGGACCTACTCGACAAACGCCACAGCTCAGCTAGTAAATAGCCAGGCCGCTCTTCCAGGTAATAATTACCTGTTTCCGTCACGTGCTTAACAACAAATCCTTCGATTTGATGTTGCGCGCGACTAGGGGTAGCTTCATCAAAGTTCGAGATGAAGCCACCATCTCCAAGTCCTTCTGGTATCCTAAGCCTAAATGGCTTAGGTACTGAATTGACGAGGAGTTCAAATGCCGGGCGGAGGTTAGCGTCGCAGGAAGTTTTATTGTTCCAACGATGAGCTAGCCGCCGAACAGCATTTGCTAGGCGATAAACTGCCGGAATTGAAGAAACTTTATCTTTAAGATAAAGGGGCTTTACGTCGAAACCCTCAAACCAATGGGCTCCGCAGCTCTCGCGAAAACTAGAAGAGACGTAAGTCTTCTTCATGTTAACACGGAAGCCATAGAAGTCCATCATTTGAGAGAAAAGGCCGAATGCCGATGTCGGTATTATGACATCATCCCCGTAGACACTTACTGTTTCTTGAGAGTCTACAAATTCTGCGCAGCATTTAGAAACTGCATAGAATATAAGGGACTGAAGAGGAAAGGTGAAGCCGTTTCCCATAGAGGAAAACTTCTCCCATCTAACCTGTTCAGCATTCAGACTACCGAAGTGCGACCTGCACGAATCGAGAACCGAGAACCATTTAGGGGGAAGTAACTCCCTTACAACGGACAAGGCAATCGAGTCGCTCGCAGACCTCAAATCAACCGTCGCCAAATCACCAGTAATAGAACCCTGGCGAGCTAGCAATTGATTGACAGACTGGTCACGAAGGTCAACACCCACCCAAAGTAACTTCTTCATAAGCATATCACCAACAGATTTCTGGAACCAAAGATTGATTCCAGGTTCGATGGCGATAACGCGGTTTGTTGAAGCGTCCTTGGGTACAGTGACAACTTTATTACCAACCTGGAAATGCGGAAAACCTTGCAATTTCAGGTGTTGAGACCAGCGAGGATAACATACCTCAAAGGTTTCAATCGGTAACAAAGAGTACAGATCTCGCGTTATCCCAATTTCACATTGGAACTTGTTAACCGGACTGGACCTCTTCCTCTTAATAAGAGTGGAGGCACCAGGACCCCAGTTAGCATCCAGAAAGAACGCTCCAGCACTAAACTCGCCAAGAATCTTAGATATTTTACGTATAATTGCATGATGCAAGTATACGACGTCGCCCGAATATAAAGGGTCTCGTTCTAAGAATCTGAATCGAGAATTAGTGGCTCTGCATAGGTCCTCAAATTCTGAGAACTTAGTATAAGCAACCTTATCCAAATCATAGTCAAGGGTCAAACCCTTAAACTTTGATAGGAACTTAGTTGCAGCATACGCATTGCGGAGTTCGCCTACATTAAGATAATGTAGAGGATCAAACGTAAGATTCGCCAGCTGGCTATGCTCGTTTTCACGATACATAAGCCAGACTGTCAAAGCTCGCGGATGATCCAGCGATTGAAGAAAGCTTTCTATAGCTAGACTCTCTCGAGCCTGCGTTACGCGAAAG